CAGGAAAGACTTTACTTTGAACTTTTTAGTGGCATGAATGTCCTTACGTTTGTAGAACAAATTCTTGCCCATCTTCAGTTCAATCTTTTCATCACCGAAGGTGAAATCATAACCAGTTTGATCCACACGGATCAGATCTGAGAACTTTGCGATTGCTTTTTCTACAGCAGTTGCACGGGCAAAGTTATCAGCGTTGGAGGAAAATCCTTTGTCATTGTAGAGAGAATCAACCACACCGAAGATTTTACCCCAGTCGGTGTTGCTCTCAAGAGAATCAATCAGGTGCATGGGTGTGTTCCGTTGACTCTGTTAAGATAGAGCATCCATCAACGGATTGCAAGTGATAGTGTCCTGTTCGTCAACTGTCACACTATCAGGTCTTTTAATAAGAATTAACTCTATTTTTTTACCACGACGGTTAGCATCACCTGCCATCTGATAATCAAACTCCATGTATCTAAACTCTGTGAAATCGTGATACAATTCTTTTAAGTAATCACTGTTATCATAAGTCATCACAAACCCACCACGATGTTCCCTCAAAAGTTCTGCTAATTTTTGATGATCAAAACCTTCATGAGTGCTACCATCTTTGCCATAGTAAAATCCAGTGGTAGCAAAATATGGTGGATCTAAGAATAGAAAATCATCTCTGTGCTCGGGTATCTTTTCAAAACAATCACCATAGGTAAATGTAAGATTAGGATTGTAAAATCCAACCAGTTTTTGTAATCCTGCTGGACTTAGATTTTGTCTTGATAACTCTGAAGTATGACCAATGTCACCACTAAATGCGCCTTTGATACAAATATAAAATGACCATGCACGGGTAAACTTGTCATCACTGTCCATCAATGGCAAGAAAGATTTGTAGTGCTCTCTATCTTTCAATGGAATATGTTCTCTTACAGCATCAGCAATACGTTTTCCACCTTCAGTAGTAACAATCTCCCAAAAGTCTGCTAAAGGTTGATAAAGATCATATGCACGAACTTTAACACCTTGCGATGCCATCATGATCTCTACACTACCACCACCAAAGAATGGTGACATCATTGTGGTGATGTTAGGTTTAATTTCACGGATTAAACTAATCAGTTCCTCTTTTCTTTTATTCTTACCACCAGCATACCGATATAATCCTTTGGATGTATAATTCATTTAGATATATCTTTTACTATATTATATCACAATTATCCCCAATTTTCCATCCATTCATCTAAAGTATAACCTTCACCCGTGCTAGTTTCTTCTATCAACTCCTCCAAAGTATAGTTTTGAAGTTCTTCACGATATTCTTCAGTGGTTTGATCATTTTCAGGATCAAAATCATCATGGCAAAGATAGTCCCATTCTGCACATAATGCGTTGATAAGATCTGCTCTTGTGTAATTCATCGACGGATTTCAGAAATTGCGGGTTGACCTTGTTCAAAGACAGTATCAACAACTGCTTGAACTTTGCGGGAGGTGCTGATACCAACCGAGTCGTAAACAGGGACACAAACAAGACCGAAAGTCTTAGAAGTATCACCCAAACGAATAACACGACCGATAGACTGACTGATACCAATGTAATCCATGTTGCGAAGGAAGATAACACTTTCCAATCCACTGACATTGATACCCTCAGACAGAATAGAGTGATGCAGAACAACAAACTTCTTCTCAGGATCTTTGCCCCAAGTGTTCAGTGTCTCAAAGAATTGCTCACGATTGACTTTCTGACCATCAATGATTGCACCAGTCTTAGATGTGATTGTCATCCAAGAATATCCACGTTGATACAACTCAGTGCAGAAGTCAGACTGAGACAGAAGACCAACAATCTGTTTCGTAGTACGCGCACAGACCAGAACTTTCCCAGACTTCTGATCATCAATGGTCTGCATCAGAAAGTCACAATCACGGGAGTAAATCTTCTGCTTGTCTTGCACCATCTCCAGTTGCTTGACTACAACTTTGGGAGGAAGAATGTAACCACCATCAACCAACTCAGGTGCAGGAATGTTAGCAAGAACCTGACCATAAACCTCAGTATCATTCATGCCTGGTTTAGATACAGTCAGAGAATGTTTTGGGGTTGCTGTATAGAAATAGCAACGATCTGCGTTCTCTGCAAAGTATTCAGTAGCAGGAAAGAAGTTGCGTTTGACACTGTTGTGTGCCTCATCAAAATAGATGTTGTTCACCTCAATGTCTGCATCAACAATACGCTGCAAGGAATTGTAGGTGGTGAAGATGATAACATTCTCACCCATAGTGCGAGCACAGTTTGCATACAAATGAATTTTGTCTGCTT